TCAAAGCAGTTCTTGTGCCGGAGATTCATTGTATCCCTGACCAAGAAATACTTTTTGAGTTTCACGACGTAGATGATGTCTCCTGACCGGAGTTTGCTGTTCCAGATGTCCTGGCTGACCGCCACGAGACCTTCTGCAACCATATCGCCGGTTGCTGTAAGGTTCGGCGTGCTGTCAGTCTGATGCCTTTCATTATTATAGCAGGTTATGCTTGCTCTCTTGAATGCTACCACTTCCAAGCCCATATCGACGGAAAGTTCGTAATGCAGGGGGATACTTATCTGGAAAGGTTTGCTGATAAAGGCTTCCAAGGAACGCTCTGTCTCTGCCGTCATTTTACGTTCCTGATACCTCGCAAAGTAAAATATGAATATTGACGTAAGTGCGGTGATGATAAAGCAAGTGAACAATACAATCCCTATCAGTCTAATCCAGAATCTCCGTTGCTTTGACACAATCCGCTCAACCGTTTTTCTTGTCGTCTCGTCGGACATCGTGGTCTCCTTTTTCCTTTGGTCTTACTTGGCTGATAATCAGGTTTACAAAATCCTCCGGAATTGATTTCATCTCTGCTTTCAGGTGGACTTCCTTCCACCATTTGATTGTCTCGGCTTCCGCAACGCTTCGCACTCGCCCTTCCCCTTTAACTCCGCCAGCCACAGCATTAAATACTTCCATCATCAACTTATCAATGATTCTTTTGCGTATCCCTATGACCATAAGCCTCATCATATTCTCGTCCTTAATGACTCGGAGATTATCCTTGTAACTCTCTTTCATATTCCTGACCATTGCATCTACGGATAACGCAACCGGCAGATTAGGATACATCTTTTTTCTCCTTCAATTTATCAGTCCACTTATCCAGTAGATGCACAAGCAATAGACCGCCGCCTATGCTGACCGCCAGAGTTACTATCAATACTATGAGTGTTCTTGTCCACACTATAATGCCACCGATAAATAGCAAGGATTCTTGCTGATTTTCCTTTCAACAACTACGTCGCTGAAATTCGTGAACATAACTTTCCAGACCTCAAAGTTGCCTTCGTCTCTTACATACCTCAAAAGAATAGCCTCGCCTTCCTCTTCCTTTTGAGTTTCCGGGTCCTTGTAAACCATTACCGCTCTGTTTTTTTCTAACATTAGTTCATTCCTTTGAACACTTCGTCCAGGAAGCATTCGTCGTTATCGTTTGTAACGTCAATCAGTTCGTCCTTGAATATATATTTACCGTCAACGCTCTCGTATTCAATGCTGATATGGAAAGATTTCTCTGGGGTCTTGGCTACAACTAATATCCCGGGAACCTTCTCGGCATTGACATCTTTCTCGTAGTCCTCTGGCGTTTTGTATTTATATCTCGTAACCAGCGACGCCATAATGAAGCCGTACAGCTGTTGTTGTTTCAGATGGGCTACAAGGTCTGTCAGGACACCCTCACGTTCTTCTTTGGTCTCCCATTTGGGTAAGTTGATAAGACCATTGCCATTGGTCAGGGAATAAGATATCACAAAGGGCGGAAACGTGCCGTCTTTCTGCAACTTGCCTTTCGTCAGATTGGCGACCTTGTGCATTTCAACGAAGACGTCTTTTTTCTCTGTCATGATACCTCTCCTTTAATCAATGATTGCTACATTCGGGAACGTATGATAGAGTTCCCTTCTCTTTTCTCTTATCTCATGCTCTGCCTTCGTGAGTTCAGCATACTTCTCTGGGTGTTTATCTCTTACGTGGTCCCTGATAGTGAACTGTATTTTATTCCCATGTTCCCTGAAAATTTCAGGGCAAAATGGGCAAGGTCTGATTTCTTTCATCGCTTTCTCCTCTATTGGTAATAATAACAATTATCTTTCTGTTACGTGCAAATATTTCTCCTGGCGTAACGGAAAACTCATTTTTATACTAAAATATATTGAATAAATGTTAACATTATAATCATAATTATTGCTATCAGAAACACTCGAAGAAAAAGTTTTCAATCCTATTTCAAATTTAGATTTTGAATTTGTTAATCCACAAAACACAGAAACTCGTGGAAAATATTCTACCCTATAATTCAAAGAATCCGCTTCTATTGTAGGTATAAACATCCCTAATCCGTAATATTTTGAATTCTCAAATTTACCTACATTTATATATATATCCCGATAATGCACGTTTACTGTACAAAAAGAACTTATGTTGTATCTAAACGGAGCCGAAAATTCTATCCCGGACATAAGCATAACTCCCTCGCTTACTATTTCGTATTCAGCAAACAAGAAACGTGTATACTGGTCGTTCTTAACCCCGACAGCCATAGAATCCTGTGCATAAGAAACCACTGAAAAAAGTAATGCTAAAATCATCATTAAAAACGTTTTCATGTTTTTGTCCTTTTTATCTCCTATTCTCTACGCCCTGAAGACGTATAGAAAGGGGGATACCCCTCATATATATCCTACTGTACTGCTATTCCCTTTGAATTGTAATCATTCCCATCCTCTTCGTTTTCCAATAAATATAGACTACAACCTCTTGGGTCGCCCTGATGATATGCCAATATTCCAAACTTTTTTGCTATATTTTGTGCTTTTTCAAAAAGAGTGTTTTCTCGTTTTTCCTGTTTTGGAGTTAATCCAAAATTACAGTTGTCTTCATCTAACTTATGTAATTGCCTTGATATTTTTCTTAATTCATCATAGCAATAAAGGAAATTTCTTAAAGATTCAAAATTTAAGTTATGCATTTTGCCACATCCTTTTTTCCAAGACATTTTTTAATGCCAGTGCTTCCCTGTTATCAGGAAAATATTTCAATGCCAGATTAACGGCATACTGAACTCCGGTTACATTCCCCCCTCTACTCTTTAATTCAGCCCATGCGACGGCAATCATTTGTTTTATTTCGCTTATGCCGGGATTATAGTAATCCATATCTCTCATAAGTTCTGTATGCCTTTTTTTGTACGCGCTTAAAATCTCTTCAAATCCGTTTTCATCAATCATTCCAAATTCAGCCCTATGCATTATCATATAACGAATATATTCATCCAGTCTTGCCCAATTCGGCATTGTATTTATATCTCCTAATGAATCTTCCTTTTTTGTAGTCCACGACGCCTTAATTATCCATCTCATTTAATTGCCTCCCGTATAAATTATCAGCCATATAAGACTTTTGCTTTCTATCTTGCTTATGATTTTTGAATAATATTTCTCAACAAATCTTTCGACCTTGCCGTGTTTCTTATATTTCCAGCCCAAGAACTCTTTTGCCCCCTGGTTTTCTTCGGTAAGTCCATGCCGTATCTTATACATATTCGGGGCTATAGTCATGTGTATGTTGTCCAGCGTCCCGATAATTACATTATAAAGCATTTTCCTTGCATACTCATTCCTCAAAACCCTGAAATAAACGCTTGTCATTTTTACCCTCCCGACATCTTATCTACTTCTACTATATATATAGCATAAATTACTTACATTGTCAAGGGTTTTCTGAAAAAAGTTTCAAATCACCAATTTGGCATAACAGACCTTCCAATCGTTTCCGTCGTAGAACTCGGTTTTTTTGACAGGTTTCAGGTAGAACACCCCCAGCCTCTTTCTCAAACACCAGACCTTACGACCGCACCGGAGTGCGTGGTCAACTTCGTGGTACACTCCCTTACCAATATATCCTTTATATTCAGAGCAAACCACGGCGTCGTGTTCACCGACTGCTCTTAAATAAGGATTCACATCTCCAAGTTCTCCCATATCGCTGTTCGGGTCCAGTACCTTGGCGAACTTTTTCCGCAACCATTTCAGTTCAGATTTTTCTCTGGGCGTGTTATAGATACATTTAGAATGAGCATAATAAACTGTTTCTTTTTTCATTGGTTTATTCATAAGCATATACCTTAACTTCCTTATCAGTAAAAATCATATCCAAATCATTATCTGGCATAGGTTTTGATTGCACAGACCGGTCAACCGATTCAATTATTCCTATATCTATAAGGCAGTAATAACTTACCGAAAAATCACTCCATCCTTTATAACAATAACAAAAAACAATCTCATCATCACAAATTTCCTTAACATAAGCCATATCTATTTTAGTTTTCCAACTATTATCAATATCCTTTCCACGTCCTCGCCATATAACAAAAACCAAATCTCCTACTTCAACTCCCAACATAAATTCATTGAATTCCTTTTTACTCATACGACTTTCATTGAGTTTTTTACGTTCACGTTTAATTTCTTCGGTTTGTTCAGCATCTCTCTTTTTCTGTTCTGCTTCTCTTTTAATTCTTATTTTTTCAAGCCTAATTTTTTCTTTTTCCCACTTAATCCTTTCTTTCTCCTGCTGAACTTCATATCTTTTCTGTGCATACAAATCCCCAATTTTTACATGCAAAAGATTTCTTATTCTATAAAGTTTAACCTTTTCTTCTTCGATGAATATTGATGAATAAAGAATCTTTCTAGCCCAGTCTATCATCTTATCCTCACTCCATCCCTGACCACTATCCTGCCGGGCTTCGGCGGATGCAAGAACTTCTTGCCGGTCCTTGTGGAATACTTGTTCCCCCAGGAGTATTGCCTCTTATATTCCTTTGTATTACCCCCCATTCCTTTTCTTTATCCTGTGCCAGTGCAGATATTCCGCCAGAGTATCTCCGCGGAAGGTCTTTGCCGGCTTCGTCCAGTTGACCACCTGCATGAGAATGGTCTCCACGGTAAGGTCAAGCATATGGTAAAACGTCGGGGATACACGGTACCCGAGCTGCCTGACCCTTGTCTTTACCGCTTTCTTTTTAACGTAAAGCACGCTGCCTCCTTATTATATAATATATTTACTATTCCTTCTTATCGCCCTTGCAGGCGCCGGTAATCATTGCGCCTACGGCTACAATCGCCATGAATATGGCAGGACCAAGGAAAAGACCGACCAAGAATCCAAACCAAAATTGCCATGTCTTATACCTGTCCTCTATCTTTCCATGCCGCACTAATGCTCCCCATGCTATCAGCCCCGTAAGCAATCCAAAAAGAATCCACGCAATGAGAAACATTACATTCATGAGAAGAACCCCATTGGGCGTTCCCTGGCAATTTGGAGTGTTAATGAATGGCGTCCCTACTCCCCAGAGGAAATAAGTGATTGGTCCCACTACCCATTCCACGCAACCAAGCCACCATTTGAAATATGCAGCAATCATGTGTCCTCCTTGCCTCAACCTATCCTATCTACACTATATATATATCATATCCTTGTTGATTTGTCAAGGGTTATTTAAAAAAAGTTTCCAAATGGCAGGAAGGGGGTATTTCTCCGACGGAACAAAAAAAAGACCTGGCATAATCAACCAAGTCTCTTTTTTGAAAATTGAAAATCAAAAGGTTTTATCCGGCATTTATGAACTTGTAAATACCGGCAAATATTCCAAGGCTAACCCACTGTCTCCAAAAACCTTCTTTCATGAAATTTGAAGTCCGTCCATCTGCGGCTGACCCGCACTTCAATATAACCGACGGGCATAAAAGACTATTGTATTTTATTTCCATCGGTTCCTCAACATAGGATACTCCCTTAACCACCGACCTTGTTCTTTTTGATGTTTCTTCGAGAATATGGTGTGCTAATTCTTCGCTGCCCACGGCTTTATTACAGACAGCTTCCATTCCGGTATCGGTAATGTATACAGTGGCGTCAATGGTAATCATAATATCTACATCAAGAAAATTAGCATAATTTATCCTTGCATTGAAATCTTGTTCCAGGACGGTTTTCCCTTCGCTATAAATCTCCGGCGGAACGTATCCTTTCTCTTTTTCCTTTTCGTAAGTCACAATGGATTTTAAATATTGAATAGCGCATTCACGGAAACGCGGTTGCTGGCTTTCGCCCATTTGACCGTCCCATTTGTTATTGAAAGATTTGGGAATTTTATTCAGCAGTCTGGTAGAATACACTTTAAAGCCTACGGTCTTTAATATATCCGCCAGAGGTATCGCCACGTCAATCGCAAAAGTATCTATATACAAATTATTGAATATGGGTTTCTGGTACACCCATTGCTTAACAATGTCATTGTAATACAGACCGCCCACCGGATTGATTAAAATCTTGTTCACTTTGCCTTTGTCGTTCATCACACTTCTCCTTTGTCTTTGATTTTAGAAATCTATCCTGAAATATATGCCTGGATACGTCTTCTCTCCCATGTCAATCTTTCCGCCTATATGGAAATTTTTCAGCATCCTGTAATCAGCGCCTACGGTTTTCACGGAATCAGTGTTTAATTCTCCCTGAAAACCCCACTTCCTGACCTGCCCGGCAAGAGCCAACTCGGATTTGAGCTTGGCGTTCTCCGCTTTGAGATTGGCAATCTCATCCAGCATGGACTGGGGAACTTCCACTATCGTTATGGTTTCGCTGACCGGTGACATAATAACATCTCCGGAAGGGCTTACCACCGGCTTGTAAACCGTTTCCTTCTTGCTCGTAACCTGCGGTTTCGCAGCCAGCTGTTTCTTTTGGATTTCTACGATGTTCGTGTAAAGGGCTACCTGCTTTTTAAGGGATTTATTGCTTACAATCAGAAACGCTATCGCAATCCCCATTACAATAACCACAGCCGCCAAAACATAAATAATCTTGTCTTTCATGCTTCCTCCCTATCTTTGAATTTGTATGTAATCTACGAGTTCCTATATATAAAGGAAAGGTGATGATGCTTTGAATTTGTATGTAATCTACAAGTTCCTGTCTTTATACCACCCTTTCCCAGACCGCATCCAGTCCGCCGAATTTATATAAAGCAAGAGCATCTTCTATTGTAAGGTCTCCGTGGTACTGGAAATGGGGGGCATCTACCGGCACCGGCTTTTTCCACCTTCCGCCCCACGTAAGCCCGAAGGACTCCCCTATTTCTCCCAGTTGCGTCCAATCGTTAACCTTATCCCCATTAGCATCCTTAAACGCTCCCCAGGAAGGCTGTAAGCCGGGTCTCGGGCTCCCATCCATTACAATGTCAGCTGCAAGCGCGTGGTTGTGCCAGGAATAGCCTGGAAGGGCATTTGTGACCACTTCTTTCTGATTTGTGACCTGCCAGACGCCATTGACCTGTTTCCTGCCCAGGGCATACAGTTCCGCCTGTCTTTTAAAGGTTCTGATACCCATATAAATTCCGACCTTCAAACCGGTCTGCCCAGCCTTAACAAGCGTCTTTCTGACCATTACCTTGACCACGGGATGAAGCATGGCAATTATAACCGCATCAGATTCAAGCAGAAATTGCTTCTCGTATTCCACGAGCCTTGCATGTTCCTGTTCCTGCTGCAATTTTTTCTCTTTCAGGAGTTTAAGTTCTTCCTCAATCTTAAATATTTCAGAATCGGAAAATATAGTCCAGATATTCATAATATCTCCTTACGTATACAGTGTCATTGCCGTCCGTATTAACGTTACATTCGTTCCTTCCAATGCGCAAGTCGCAGCAGACAAAGATGCTGCTTGGACATTAACGGCACCGCTGGCACGCAACAGCCTGGCGTTTACTCCGCCATTAACATGAGAATGAGTTATTGTCAAAACCGGCGTACTCGTCGTAATATCTATGTAAATTCCAACGCACCCCGCATTGCTTGTAGGTAAATTAAACCTGCAAAAATCTATTGTCGGGACAGAAGCTGACAAAGCAATTATTATGCAGCTGTTTGTTGCCTGTGCTGTGCCGGAATTTAAGAAACTACATCTTCTTATCGCGGGACTTGACCCTGTGCATAATATAGTGTTTCCGTCACGCAAGAAATCACAGGAGTTTATGGCAACCGCACCCGCGCTGGTCATTGAAATAGATGCTGAATTGGAAGCGTAAAACATGCAGCTCCTAAAAGAAGGGGCAGCACTTGTTGTTATAGTTATCTGGACACCGGTACTCGCCTGAAAAGTAGAATCTAAAAATATAGGATTTGCCCCGCTGCCGGTTATACTTGTAACGCTTGATATTGTACAGGAATAAAACAACGAAACCCCGGCTCCTGATATAAGAGCAATTATCCCGATATCGCACGATGCAAATTCAGGAGACGCAGTTGTTATGGAAATATCACCGGTTATAATACAAGCAAGGAAACGAGCGTTAGTGCTGGTTATTGTAATTGTGCTTGCGAAAGAACAGCCCTGGAAAGAAGATGCTGCAGCGCTTGTTAAGGTAAGAGCTGCGGAAAAACTGGAAGCCACAAACGTGCAAATTGCGGAAGTATTGAGAGTAAGAGCCTGGACAAACATGCACGTATTAAATGTTGGATTGCAACCCGCTCCGATTGTCACGGCAGCATTCACGTTACAACACGCCAACATCGCCGTTGAACTTGTAATAAACGTAAGAGCCCCGTTAAACATGCAGTTATTCACAGTACCATTATATGCCGTAAAAGTTGCTGTACTGTTGAAAATACAGAAATTCAATGATACTGGAACCGCCCCCCAGCTCATGGTTCCGCTAAACGTGCAGCAATCAAGAAGAACTGAACCCGTGGTCGACGGAGTAAAACTGGTTATTATGCAAGCGCTGAACGAAGCAACAACGGCATTCGTTAAGGTAAGCGTTGCAATTGTTGCAGCTAAAATATTTGATTGCGCAGTAGCTGCGGTTGACAGACTTAATGCGGTATAATCGGTTGCCCGTGAATTTATTACAGCTGTCGCTGAAATAGTCGCAGTAGTTATAATTGAAGAAGCAATGGTAAGCACCACCGTATTAACTGCTGTTATAGTCGTAATTCCGCATCCGCTAATGTACGGAGCTGCTGTTCCTGTAGCAGCAAATGTTCCGCTTACCGTAGACGTTCTTAAATGGAATGTTGTATTATCGGTAACGGTAACATCTTTTAAAATACAACTGTAAAATCTCACGAGATGAACGGTATCGCTTAAAACAGCATCGTCATTGTAACACCCGATAAAGTCAGCAGCATACGAAACATGCAGTTTGTTTTTCCCTGAAGGTCCTACCATCCTGACCGTTGCGAACTTTGTGGGCGCAACAACATAAACGGCATCATTTGACGTCACTGTATCGCCGGTATTCCACTCCTGCTTGACAACGTCGACATCGCTAAGGGTACTTGTACCGTTAAGATGCAATAGCCTGTCATTTCCGTGGATAATGCAAGAAGCCATGTCTAATGTTCCGTTGACGGTCGTATCGGTCTGAATGGCAATAAATTTTGTCTGTCTCATTCTGGACCCTACGATTTTTATGGTGCTATAACCCGTTGAATATATGGCTTGCTTGTTCGCAGACCTCGTATTTACGTCGCAGTTCAGCATATAAACATATCCATTGGATACGTATAAGCCGCCATATACCATATTAAGATTCGCAGCTGGACCAAGGTCTCCTATCTTGCAATTGGCAAACGTTACCACTCCCGGAAGGGCGGGGTTGGCGGAATCTATTTTTATCAGCCAGTTATTCGTTGTGTAAGCCGCATTTTTTATCCTTATCGTCAAATCGGAAAATTCTACGGTGGCGCCCGCTGCCATGGAACCGATGTTAATCCATGGAATCGAATCCGTCATTAAACTATACAAATCATCAAACTCCAGTATAGTCTTATCAGCTCCTTCGCCGCAGATTTTTATATATCCTGTCGTGCCGATGTTGAGCTGGTACGGGCAGGTATGAAGACCTGCCAGCAATTTTATAATATATGGATTGTTTGCTGCCGGCGTAATAGGCAGCGCAATGGGAGATTCAGATATCTGGCTGGGAAATATTTCGTAAATATCCCTGTATTTCCCGCCGCTTGCTCCAACCGTGATTACTTCGCCGTTTAAAAGATTATCCGTATTAACGGAAAATTTCGGTCTTAAATCCCAGATATCCCCATTGGTAATAACGTTGCCGTCCTGCCGGACTATCACTGCCAGCCTTACTCCGTGTTCACCGGCTGTCAATCCTGCTATGTCGGGGTTCTTGATAACATTGTCTCCCTGTTGATATACGAACTCGTAATACCATTTTTCACGATGCGTTGTTTCGCCCAATACTCCATCCCGCATTTCAGGGTCATCGTTGGGAATATACTCTTTCCTGTAAAATTTTACATAAACCAAATCATAGCGGTACCCTGTAGGGTTGGGTTCCGTAATAGTCAGTTCGTAATAATCTCCGGTCAATCCGTGTTCATATGTCAGCGTAGAGTAGTTTGTAAGCACATCGGGAAGTTCCAGCCTTATGCCGGAATATTCAGGTCCTCCCGTGGTTGGTTCGCCTGCCTGGACCCAGCCCCTTCCTTTATATATACGAATTTTAGTCGTGCTTGGCGTACCCGCTTCAAATACCTTAAAACCGTCCCCAATAAACCCACAATTCATTGTATTGTCTATAAGTTGCTGCTGTTCGTAATTCAGCATATCCTGAATTTCAACCATTTCAAAATCAGTAGGGTTTTTTCCAGCCTGCACTATGACATTGTTGTAGCGTTTCTCCTTCCAATGAGCGTCATCAAAAAATTCCCTTTTACTTACAGTCATCTGTGCCTCCTGTGGTTTCCGTTAGATTGTAACTTCCCACATTATCCTTAAATTTTCCGATTCCAGAAGTGAATGGTCGGATATCTTTGCATATGCAAACATGTGCGGATATGCGTTAGTATCAAGAATAAATATGGCTATTTCGCGTATTGTCTTTACTATCGTGGGACCAAAAAACCCCGTGTATCTCAATATATTAGTCGGCTGAATAGTAACTTTGGCGCCGGTATTAATGTCAAGAAAATCAAGATAAGTGATAGTATTCGCAAGAAAGGCAAGGTCTATGAGCCTGCCCATATTATGCAGGATAATTTCATCGTTGGCACCGCGGTATATCCAGCCGATATACACAATTCTTGTCCCAACGGGAATAGGCTCGCTCGCATTCGCTGTCGGGTAGATTTCTATCTTGCCTATGTGGGCTACCGGCACAGGCGTTTCCTGCACAAGAAATAAATGGTTATACGGAGTCGCTCCGCTTGTAAGGGAAGCCAATGCTATGACTTTATCGGTGGAAGGGTCTATGGCGTCAATGTAATAATAGTCCTGCGACAGCGTATCTATGTAAACAGGATAATCATTGTGAATGGTTAATTGCTCGGTACCATCATCCCATTCCATTTCAAAATTATTCCCCAGTGTGGGATTTACGTCTTTGCCTGTCTCCGCCAGACCGCTTCCGATAGCCATAATGAATCTCGCTGAAGGGAGCAAATCTTTCAGAATGCTTGCTATCTGCACTTTTGACGATACCGCTAAATCAATTGAACTTGGATTTAATCCGCTCATATTTCCAACTCCTTTACGTTACTCTTACGTGACATATTCAGGCAAGCTCGGGGACCCAAACCCCAGGTCGCTTGGTCCTACCGAAACAGGGCTTCCAAATGGCTGCATGCTGAAGCCTAAAATACTATTGGCTATGGGAATCATTCTCGTACTTTCATCTTTCGACTTATATGCAATTAATATTTCTATGTCTGTCACGATTATCTTATAATATATTCCAGCCGGCTTCACTAATCTTTGCAGTGACGGAATCACGTATTGCTCGGTCTGCCCTATTTCATCGGCATTAATTCCCCTCAAATATATCTGGACTCCGAAAAGAAAGTACCCGAGTACGCCCAGGTCAGGAACCCACGGATGGTTGCCATTCCAGATATTACCTAATATCTCTTTACATGTATAAGTAATATAATATATCTGACCTTCATCCGGCTCGTCTCCTCCGCTTCCGCGCCAATGTATAAAATAATCGTTTGGGTCAGCGGGAATCTCGTAATCAACGCCTTCGGTATAATCGGTTGAAGTGGGAGTCAATCCTACACGTGTAACGCTGTATACCTTGCCTTTAAGTGCATCGTTGGACGTATCTCCCCTGACCACCTCTTCCGTAGTCAGCAAACCTCCCGCTCCCATAAATTTAAACGACGTGTTCTGCCAGTCGTAACCCACCATATCTTCCGGTCTTTTCCAGTATTCCGCTATGTCAATTTCAGCTGTCGGGAAATAAGCGTGAACGATATCCTTGATATTCTGATTTACGGAATCAGACAATGTGACTTTTACCAGCGCTATAAGCAGGTTCCTGTACTGGGTAATATTAAAATCAGAAGTAAATACCTGACCTACCCTTACCCCCCAGATGCTGTCTATGTATTCATCTCGGCAGGTCATTATGTTCTGGTCATTCTTTACGCGGGAGAATTCCTCATCAAGCAGTTGCAGCTGTTTTGAGTAAATGTAAAGTGTCGCCAGAAGATTGGACGCAGTTACTTTTGTAGGAATGAATTCTCCCATAATATCCTCTTTTACTCGAAGTTCACGACTATATTGTTTTCGTCCCTTACCGGCATGACGGATACCGAGAAACTCCCATCCCCCAGAGCGTCTGTCTCGGCATTTAACACTCCGTTTATATAGACCTTAACGTGGACATTCGGAACGCCGGTATTCCCCGTCAGAGTCAGGGATTTGTCCAGAAATACAAACCTGTCAGCGCTGATAGAGTAGATTTTGGGATTCAAATCCAGCAGCATTGAATTGAAAAAACTATTGGAGCGTTCCTCGAAAGTAGCAAATTTAAGGCGCATTTTTCACTCCTACATAATTCTGTTTATCGTAATAGCCCCGGCACGCGGATATTCATTTCCATACAGACGAATAGTATTAACCAGATTTTCCGTGTTTCTGCATAGTTTGGTTAACGGCATTAAATCCTCTACGCCCGGCGTGTCATGTATGATATTAATAATATCCCCATATACGATAAGCGAACCTATTTCCTTTGCTTCTATATATTCCGTAATGGCATTGATTATGCTGGTCTGGACGTCTACAAACACATAGCCGGACGCTATTTTGACGGCTCCGGTCACGTCAATGAACGTTTCAACGGCGCCACGGACTAAATCGTCTATGCCGGCACGATGGTACTGGTCGCTGTCAAGCAGGTCCTGTATATCGTTGAAAAGTTTGTTATATACGTAACTGATTCTTACCTGGTCGCCGGGAGTCGGAATATCAGGGTAAAGGAACCGCAACTTATCCAATGCCCGCGTTGAATTCTGTAATATTCCGGTATCCTTGACCAACTCGTATTCATCGCTTGGCACAGGGTCATAAGCGCCGCTTCCCTCGGCTATTTCCACGGATATAATGCTTATTACCGGTTGTTTAAGGAACGTATAATCCCCGGCATAAACATACTCTTCCCCTATGACGTTTCCCTCAAATCCAGATTCAGCCTGGATATATTCATCTACTTTACCGCCCAATCCGCCGTCACGGACCATAACGGGGTCTCCGACATCTGCCATGTAAACATCAATCACATTTGGCTGTGCCAGCACAAAACCTCTTATTCCGTTCACGGTAGCAATATTGCGTGCTTTGAATACATCTATCAGTCTCTTGGCGTAGTCCTCGTTGGATTCCTGGTCCTGACCGCCGGTTGTAGCGACAATGTTTGTAACGCCGTCCACGTCAAGGGTCTCAATCATTATCACAACTGTATTTGCGCTGACATTGCCGGACAATCCAGAGATGTCCGCTTCTATCGGCACAAGGACATACAGTTGACCCGCAAGAATTGTTGCCGCCTCTGTGGTAGAAAACGTAATCTGCTGGTTATTTGTCAGGGATGGCATCGTGGCTATTTTCGTGCCTGACGGAATGCTCACGGAATATCCCCTGGCTATGTTCATATAAAACTTGGCTGTGCCTGACGATTTGGTTGAAGGAAGCCTCGGTTTGCTGTAACTTACACCCACGGCGTCCAGCTCGGCATCTGAAAATTCACTTACGTTTTGCAGCATCTGGATAAGTGAAATATGCCTTGCCACGGCATATTCGTCTACGAGCTGCCTGGCAGGAACATTGACAAAAAGGTCTTTTGCCGCGGATTTGGATACGTCAAGATTAGGCAGTACGGTATTGTAATCGCTCTGCAATTCGTTGGCGATTGTATCAAAATCCTTAATGGACTGCGTGGGATTGTATTTGTAAGTGATGTAATATGGCTGACCGGGCGTAGGCTCGGCGCCGGCAGGCATCCAGCTTATAGCACTTCCGCTGATGGTATAATCCACAGGCAAAGTGTATTCGCTTGTATCCGCCTTCAATCCAATACGGACGACTTCCGTAGGAGTATAAAGCAACTGGTCGCTTGTTCCGGGGACATCCCCCCTTATTATCCTTTGGGTTATCTGGTTGACTACTGATGTTATTACCATGGTTTCACTCCTTCTATTTTACGCTGACAGCGAATGCTTCCTGCAATCCCCTGACCGTGGTTAAAACAATGTCAAATTCTATTTTTTTGAGTTCTATCTGCTTTATTACAAGGGCGTCAAATGTCGATATCTGCTCGTAAGCGGAAAGCGTCTGTATCAATGCCTGCGCGTTCTGCTGGTCAATCATGTGCTGGATTCCGAAGTAAACGTCTTTGTTTAACAGCATTTCTACCAGGTCCTTTGGCAATGCCTTGCCAAGCAGGTCAATTACGCCGCAGCCTTCATTTACGTCAAATTTATTATCCCCTCGGGACGTGTACGCCAGCCTGTTGAGGTCTTGTTCAAGTTTGTCATATCCTTCAAGGACAATGACGTCTCCCTGGTAGTCAACGACTATATCCCCATTATTTAGTTGCAGGTCGTACGACATGGGCAATCTCCTGTTTGTGTATGTCAAATTTGTCTTTGACAATGATGAGCGTCAGTATTGACAGCCACAAAATAATTATAACCATTGAAAGTTTCATTGTTGAATCCTCAAAAGAAAATATACTTCTTGCTGGGTTTTTCAGGAGGCTTCCTGTTCTCCTCCCTTCTGACCTTTTCCAGACCAAGTATCTTGATTTTCAAGTCCCTGTTTTCCTTTTTCAGTGCTTCTATGTCGCTTTCAATATCATTAAACCGGGAATTAATAGTAACTACAGCTACCTTCATTCTCGTATCTAATCCCGTCGTAACCGTTACATTCTCATTATAGGATTTAATCCTGTCCCTTATTTTGCCATACCCCAGGAATATACCTGCTATAAAACTCTGTATGACCAGTATGGCTCCTATGGTGGCGGCAACGTTTTTTATGTTCATTTTTTTAACAGTTTAACCAGCACCCACCGTTCCTCCTGTTATACGAGCGTTGTTGTCGTTACCGGCAACGTCGCATTCGTAACCCATACCAATTTTGTAAAAGTATCTATTGCGCTTGATATTTCCTGTGCCTTTGAATCTTCCGTTCCTCCAACCACAATGAATATGGCTGTAAGAGCAATAATCAATGCCGCTGTTCCCGCAACAAGCGAAACCGCTACGGGGGGAACAAGGGAAAACACTATCGGCGGTGTCAACCAAAACACTGTCAAGGCATTCGCTATCGCCGTAGCCATCGCTATCGCTGCGGTGGGTGGCGGTACATCGCTTATGTTAGAAAAAGCCGTTTCAAGAGAACTTTTCATAGCAGTTTTGGCGCTAGCCGGTATTGTCGGGCTATATATGAATCCTAACGCATCTCCTGCATAATCAACGTAAGCATCAACCCAGTTCTGCGCCGCATCGTCATATGTCTCCGCTTTTTCAATTAATAAATTCTTTATATTTGCTTTCAACTTATTTGGGTCTAATGCCATTATTCCAATGCCACCTTTTGAGAAAATGCGCTAGCCGGTATAGGCACAGATGGAGGACCGCTTGGTCCCACCCCTGTGGGATGGGTATGGGCTTCCAGCCATGCCTTTATTTGATTCCCCAGGACACCAGGCTCAACGGCATCATCTTTCCCAAGATTTATTTTCTTGCCCGATGACACAACGGCTGCAATATTTCCGTCCTTGTCCAAGACAATACTATTGCCATCTCCGGCATTTACCGTGGTACTATCAGATGATACGTCAAGCTTCTGTATGCCGGTAACCGTCAGGTTGCTCTGGTCGTCAAACTGGATATCTATTATGCTGCCCTTGGTAAAGCCATCGCTTGCATCAAGACCGTCATTGAGTTTTATCTGCATTTTACCGTCTTGCTGCATATACACCAGGATACCCATCTGTATCTTGTTCACTGTCCTTATATCGGTATGGTTGTCTTCGGGTATTATGGCAGGGACATTGCACGCTGGCGAAGGGCATCTTTCTGTCTGTATCCCTTTCAGTGTTGGATAGATTTTATCATCAACATAGCCATAATTTTCCGCCCAGTCTTTAAGCGTAGACACTGCCTTGCATACCCTGCATTTAGCTTTCAGTATCATGTTCCGCAAAATCATTTCTCCGCTTTTGAAACCCTGCGGCATATTGGATTGCTGTTTGTACTGTTTCCAGAACGAATCATATCCCATAAAATTGGTAGGGATATAAGCGATAATAACAGGAAACTCGTATGGTCTGGTCATGCACACCACAATGCTATTTTTCCTTGGCATTGTGTAAATACCCCATCCCTGTTCGCAGAAGGGCATGGACAACGGTACCTGGACGCGTCCGCCGGATTTGTCAAGCCATTGCAGCGAAACCACCGCCCTGTCTTCGTCCACGTTGATAATAGTGGCTAATCTCAAACCTTTGTAGAGTTCAAGATTGTCCTTGTCCCCTGAATTTGAAAATATATTTCTCATACTAAATAACCTTTCCCCGTATTTGTTCCATAAATGTTACCCAGCGGATTAACGTATTTATCCAATAAGATAGATTTCCTGTCTATCAAAGAAAAAGAATCTATCACTGAAGGAGCATTCCTTGTTATTGGTCCATAGCCAATTGCTTTCCTCATTAATTCCACGGCGTTATTGTCTTGCCCGAAGTATTTTCTCATTAACGCCGCCAATTCATCGTGGTCATCCAATGAGAATGAATATCCGACGGAGCCAGTAGCCAGCCCGCTCCACCTTCTGCCGTGAGTCAATGTAAGGGTAGTGGTAAAACTTCCGCCCTGCGTATACTTGTGGCTTATCCCGCTGATGTAATAAACCGGTATATTGTTTATTATTGAACTATCGGAAGGTGTCTTTGTCGTTCCCACTTCTATATTATATATTCCCGTAACTCTGCTGGCTATCTGACCAATGGTAGACAAAGCCAGTTGCTTTGTAATATCATTCAAATCGCCCACAAAGGCAACGGTATTGCAGAGATATAATTCAGGCGTCCCGGGAATTTCCACTGTCGCTGATTTCAGTTCGGCATTCCTCCGGTTAATCCATGCCCTTGCATACAGATTCCTTGCCTTATGTGTAATCTCTGATGCAGGACCCTCTTGCACTCCCACGTCTGTCCCTGACAGGGCAGGAATGTTTTTCGTCCTGAATTTAAGACCGTATCTCTGGATAATATCGTCCGGCGCCTTGGCAAAGGCAGACAGGAACTTCGCTATGTTTTCCATCTGTATTATCTGGGGCTGGGATACTATTTCCACCGAAGTCACAACGTTGGTCTCATCAAACTTATGATTTTCGGATAAAATCTCCTTGTCCTCAATGAAGTATTTAACGTTTGCCGGATTCCAGTTATAAAATGGCGGATGATAGTTTATTGCCCCGAAATTGTCGGCATAGAACTCAAATTCCATTACGTCTGATATTTCCTTGCATATATCCCACCGGTACTTGTAATCGCTTTCCCACAGCCTGAACGCATTCTTAAAAGTAATCACATAAGGTCGCCAGCACTTTGTAATCAAATCATCGTACAAGTTCAATTTTATTTTATCAAACTCCCACGGCATATGGACAAGGGATACCCCCATATGCGTGAATATGTCTCTTGCGTCGTTTTTCTCCGCTTTATCCCCGGTTGATTTATAAAAATACTGACCTGTGGTGTCGTTGAACTCCATGCCATCTTGAACTTCTATCGCCGATACTCCTCCCCAATATCCCGCTTTCCCTTCGACTAGACCACGGATATATTCGGAAGGAGACGTAAAAGGAACGTCCGGAGATGCTAGTTTGTTCGTGTAAGCAGAAACGTTTAATTCCTCCCAGCGGAACCGGGGGTCAAGGCTGGGGTCAACGTTCACCCTTGAAAGCCTCAAACAGCGCCCGGCGTCCTCGCAGTCTATTGTGATTGTATAGCTCGGGGACTGACCTCCGGTATAATTAACTCCGCTTGCTTTGACGAATCCTGTAAAGCCCGAAACATAATCTCCGGGGAACTTCGGGATTCCAATTTCGCTTTTTACGGTGTTCTTTTTTGCCAGTGTATCCGCATATCTTTTTGAAAACCATATTTGAATCATGTCGCCAGGCAGCAAAGCGCATTCACGCCTGTCTACCTTGTCGCCTATAACCTTGAAAATATTTAACTCTCTTGGAGACGCTTGTTTGAGCTGGGAACTTTGCTGCTTGAACTGTTCGTCTAAATTCCACATATCGTTGTCTTCAAATGCGTAAAGTATATTCTCGTAAAATCCATTTTCTTCCAAAGGTAACTTTATAACTACGGAAGCGCTGCCTATCCCTGCCCTTAAAATTGTTGTCTGCACTGAATAAACACCGACTGTTATTTCCAGCAATAAAGGCTCATAGGTCGCTCTTACCGCTGACAAAGACCTTTTCTCGCTTTCGATTTTTACGTCATTATAATATTTATCCACCCCCGTCAAAGTTTTGCTTTTTTCTATATCCGCTGCAAGGGTTTTTTGCAGCAATGAAACATCATTGGCATCACCATTGCCGAATCCCGTTTTGTAATAATCAATCAACTTTGGAAAAAACATGGCTGGTTTATAATCAGCAAATGCCTTTCTCAACACTTTACTGGAAATATGGGTTTCATTTGGCGAGTCAAGATTGGCAGATACTCCTACTTTCGGGATAACAAGCCTCTTCACGAATACTCTGCAATCAGGATGATGTTCGGATACGTAATACATGTAACGTTTTATCCCCTAGTAAAGTTTCACTCCCCAGCCCTTTGAAAAACTGACGTAATCTTTCAAATCATTGCCGGTATTATACGGTGATGCAAATTTATCGGCAATTTTCATAATAGAACTCAAAACCGGAACACTGACCAGTTCAACTACGGTAAAAGTAAAATCATAGGTTATAATGTAAGGTCGTTGCTGGACAACGTTATATGTAAGGTTGTTGAAGTATCCTCGCAACGCCTGGCTTTCATACATCATTGTGATAATTGGAATAGATTTAAACGGTTTCTTTGGGCTATATCTTCCCTGAAAACAATAGTCTTTGAACAGATTAAACGCCTGCAGCGGCGCACTGCTCAACCCGAAATAGCCGGTCTCCGCTTTCACGGATATAGTTTCAAGGTCAGGTCCCCAGAACTGGACCACGAATCCGCCCTTTGTTATCTGCTTGTTGAGCAGTATGTTCTTGCTTACGGCTACGCTTTGTGGGTTGATAAACAGTGAAATCACGGGGTTTTTTATCATTGTTATGACAAAATCCATGGATTCAAATATTTCAACAGCCTTTTGAACGCCAGTTAAATCGCCCGTGCGGAAAAGAAAATTACTCATTCCCGTTGCCAGGTCAGACACTCCTTTCAAACTAAAAGAAGGTATAAAATCCGTAAATGACATCTTGGTTTTTACCTTATTTGTAATCCACGTATTCTCGGACATAACTTATCCTTTCAATGGGAATTCTGGGAAACCGTCCACTGGTCAGCCACATGCTCATCTACCTTGCCAAGAATATGGTCTGTGAATTTATCCAGTTGTTCCCTTATCTGAACTTTCAAGTCGCCTCCACCGGCAGCAACACCAATATGAACATCTCCAATGTTAAGAGTTGCTCCCCTGCCTTCTTTTACCATTCCCCTTGCTGCTTTTATGTCAGCGTCTGTGATTTTCAGGGAAGATGGTGATATAGCAAATGAAGTATCCATTCCCAGCGTGGACATTTTTCCTGCAATATCTTCCCTTTCCCCGATGGTCATCTTTCCCGCTTTTTTAGATGATTCCAATCCCGCAGGATTCCATATGTAAAGCACATAATCTCTAAACATTTCTACTCCCACTGCCGCTCTTTCACTGAATGATTCCACTGGTTTAAAACTATCCATCATGCCCTGCAATGTTATCGGCTTAAATCCGCCTTCCATGGCTTTCTTGAGTTTTTCCGGGTCTTTCAGTGTATTAACAGCATCAAGCAATGGCACCTGAACTCCTGTCAATTGTTGAAGTATCATCTGGGCTTTAACGGCTTGGTCTCCCTCTGTTCCACCCCCAGACAATCCGGTGAGAAGTTTGCCCATGCCGAAAGCAAGGGCTTTTGATTTATCCTTATCCCCAGCCGCCCGTTGCATGGCAAGTATATCATCCGTCAAACTCTTTCCGGTAATGCCTATGTCTGCTGCTTCTTTCGGAGCAAATCTACCCATCATTGCCGCTACCGCCCCCTGCTGCGGCAGCGACCACATAGCAGGAGTTATTATCTTGGACAGGTCCTGCATGGATATAGTGCCTTTTTTAACTTCTTCTCCGAAAGCGTCAAGCATCAGCATTGCGCCTTCTGTCCCACCGCCGAACCTTCGGGTTGTTTCCATGGCAGTAGTCATTTCAGCGATATATCGCTGCATATGCAAAGCGCTCTTTTGTCCATGACCGGCAATTTCAAGGAACGTGTCTCCCAACGCTTTCCCATGCAAATTCAATGACGTGGAGAAAGTACCCAGGGATTTAACCGTGGACCCCATATCCACTCCAAATCCCTTGAACATTCCACCTACTATATCCTCTATTGTTGTGATTGTGCCTGCGCCGCCAACGCCCATTGCGGACAATGGGGCAACGGCTTTTGCCATTTCCTCTCTTAACATTCCCCACTTGCTTGATATGCTTGTAAATTCCTTGTTGAATTCTTCCATTGCAGTGGTATTTTCACCATAACTCTCGCCTAGCCTGCCGAGAGTATATATAACTTCTCTCTTGGCTTTAATGGAAGTATCGTATGCCTGCGCCAGCGCTAATCCTGTGGTAATAGCCAGAGTTACCGGACCTAAAATCTTTGTTATTGTTTGGCTGAATTTGCTCATTGTTTCAGAGGCTTTTGTTATCTCCTCTTCTATGTCGAACATGTTTTTTATAAGGTCTTTTTCATTATCTTCCATGTCGGCAAACTGATTATTCAAATCATTGAATAATTTTTTCTCGGTTTGAGTTGTAAGACCAAGATGCTGCATGGATTTTATTGCATCGTCAAGTTTTAATTTGTTTTCCTGCAAAACTTTTATCTGACCCTGATAACTTTCTTTCTGTTCATTCAAGGCATCTATGTTCAGCATGGATTCACGTGTTGCCATGGCTATATGATGAGCCATTTCAGGCATTACCTTGCCACCCAGCATGCCAAAGGCGGATATTAATCCTTCAACGCTGGACGTTGCTCCCTTTATATTCTGACCAAGTTCATTTATTGCCCTGGCGGTTGTATATAACACTACATTGGTTTTTTCAAGTATGGACATGAATTCAGTGAAGGAATAATGGGACTTATGCATCGTTTCAAGCATGAGGCTCAATGAACTATAACCTGCCTGATTAGCCATAGCCATTTCATTCATGGTCTGTATGTAATCACGCATTGAGTCTGTTACGCGCAATTTCTCACTTATGTCGGCTCCGCTGATTTCCGGTGGCATTAATGTATCTCCTCAACCCCGAATCCCTTGTATTTTCCGCCTGATTCCACAATCCTGTCAAATTCCGTGGACATTATCTTGTGAATCTCTATCTGCTCTCCGTGTCCCCCGTGTACGGTATAGGAAACATTCGGATTATCTATCGTCGGTTCCTGACCCACGTAGCCTTCTTTTACAGGACTCTTCGGATTTTTAGGTTCTGGATTCCCGACCAATACCTTGATGGCGATGTCTATAATGGTCTTGATTTTCTCGTTCAGTTCCTTTTCGTCTTCAAGAACATTGTTCTGGCACATACGCCATTGAATCTTGGACATGGACTGAATCAATGGGTCGTTAGGTGTTTTTCTCAAAGCCCGCAGTACCTTCCACCTTAACCGGAGGTATGCGGCTGCTGAAAATTTCCTTTTTCAAGTTCCCCTAAAGCCTCGTTGGCTTTCTTTTCCAGCTGCTCGTATTTAAAATAGAAATAATCAATGACGTTCCTCTGCCACTTGCGGATTGTCTCACGCGCCTTTTCCACCGGCTTCATTTCATCTCTCTTGTCCTGCGGAATGAGTTCCAGCCAGGTATGACCGTCAATGGAGTCAATGGCGCGGGCGAGCTTCTCTATCTTCAACAGGTTAAGGCGTGTGTAATCGTCAAAGGAAGGAGTTGACTGCAAAGAACTGATAAATTCATCACCATCAAGCGTATGCCACTTGACTTTCTTCCCGAAGATAGCGATTTCCTCTGTCAGCTTGTTAAAAAAAATTAATTCCTCAATTGGATTAGCCATTATTTATCTCCTTTGAATTTGTTTTTGGGTGACTATGTTATGATACTACTTCTACGCTTCCGTTCGTAATCTGCCTGCCCTGCGAGTATTTCACGTACTGCGCGTTAATGTCGGCTGTTTCCGCTATGAGCAGGTCGCCGCTGGCAACGATTGGTCTGGTGTACCTGACTATCCAGCAGTTGATATACTTCGCTATCATAATCTCCGAGCCGGGAGTTGTTCCCGCTGGAAATATCTCATCGCACTGGATTTCAAAACCAACGGGTATGTCAGCGAGAGAAAATACTTGCTTCATGTTTCCGCCTGCGCCGCCTGTTGCCTGTTTCTGTCCCAGCCAGTATTTCAGCGCTGTTTGCGCTTCGGCAAGGCTTAATCCTGGTGGTGGCGTAATTGAGGCAAGGTTGTTGCTGTTTAACGCATTAGCGATAACGTTGATAAGGTTGCCGCCGTATATCGCTATTTTCGTGCAAGCCAAGGTTACCGCTGCCGGCTGCGCGGGAACAATGTCAATCGGACCAACTGTCCCTACTTCGTACTGCGGATTCGCCGGTCTCGCCTGCGTCTCGGTTATGTTGCGTATGTACCCGATTATCCAGCTACCAATCTTGATTTTGATGTTGGTAGATATGACCGCATTATTAACCGGTTTGCTTCCTGTGATGTCTGCCATGTTTGTTCAACCTCCCATTTTTGTGTAATTTTTTATCCTGCTAACCCTATATCCACAGAAAACTTTACTTTTATATCCCTGACCTTGGTCACGGGGAGATATGTGAAGGTTATTTCCCACCTGCGCAGGCTGCCTGTCTGCCTGTTTGCTGTTACAGAACCCATTCCCGCTATCGTTCCGTCGGCTACTCTCTGGGCAAGATAATCCTCAACGTAGGACTTCAACTCTGAACTTACGGAATTCGTTCCCCTTGCTCCCTTGAACTTCCTGTCTATCTGCGTCCTCAAAGTCATGATGAGGATATCCCTCGCCTCAACGGTATTAATGTCAACTTCAATCTCGTCGCTTGTGTTCGTGGTGATATCATCAACGACTTTGATTATGCTGGACAATTCTTCGGCAACGCAGACTCCGCCGTCAACCAGATTATCAATGTCAATGTCTCCCCATCTGGTATTGAACCCGGTGAATGCTCCTACGATAGGTCTATTCATCATCGGGTCGGAAATGAACTGCGTGCATCTGAATGCTGCCAGGCTGACTGCCTGGAAGCAACCGTCAAGGACGATACTCTCGCTGTCAATGACGCGGATTGGGTCATAATTTCCGCAGAGGACTTCCCTGCTGGAAAGCAGGGCTTCCGCTTCGTTTACGAAGTCATCCACTCCGAGTTCCGAGCCTGAACCGCCGTAGTTCTTTTTGCCGGTGTAAAGCATGCGTTCCTTGCCGAATTCCTCACTTGCCATTTTATTGCAATGCGCAAGGGCTAACGCTTTCACGGCGTCAAATTCGTCTATTGCCAATGAACCCAGCAATGGAACGATATAGTAAGGGTTAACGGAATTCACCGGATTTTCCAACCTGGTTAAAGCAGCCTCGTAGCCTGCCTGGTCATTGGTGATAATAGGGCATATAATCACCTGCCTTACGCCGATATTAAAGGCAATTTGCGCTGCCTCCGTCAGATAAGATGCAACGTCCAGAACGCCGTTGGTGGCATGAATTATGCCTTCTTTTGTCACGACATCGCTGAAATTGTCCGTAAGATACGGAAGGTAATCAACTTCTTCGTCCTTATCATAAGTATAAGTTACGTAATAAGTCGCTCCTACTTCCGGTTCCTTGGCTCCGGCACCGCTCGGAGACCAGTCTATTTTGCCGCCGGTTAAAAGGTAATCCGCGGTAGCGGCATAGTTTTGTGTTCCCTTATAATCGCCCACTTTGACAATTGCAGTGGCAATGTTAGCCAGCGTGTCTTCGCCTCCGGCTGAACCCTTCACAACCGCTTCCTGGATTGTAAAACTGTCGCTTCCAGGACCTATGATTGCCATTACTCTTGTGCCGACCGCAACTGGACTCGCTGCCGGTGTTGCTACAAATTGACTCGTAACTCTTGGTCTTCCCATAATGCTCCTCCCTTTAATTTTACTTTACGACTGCATTACTTCTTCGGGCAGCACTGCCTCCGCATGAACTTGTATACCTTCAATAGTATCAAGATAATAAACCAGCTGCCTGAACTCCGTCGCGCAACTTACCGTCATACGCCCTATATATATTTTATCAGCACCAAAATCCTGCTGGGATGTTCCACTGTACGAAACGTCAAGGATAATCAGCCCCTTAACCATTATCTCACGTTTCTTTGAAAACCAGAGCATTGCCCATAACTTATCAAGGACAATCTCTCTCTCGACAGGCGAAAGTGTTATAACAAACAATTCCGTCTTGAAATCAAAGAACCCGCCGTACTGTTCTGCTGTTGGCGACTTGCTTATAAGACTAAAATTGCTTGCCGGAAACGTTCCATATGGTCCTATATTGGTTCCGGTAAGTTCAATGTATCTTACCGGCGGATTGCTCAACGGAACCTCCTTGACGTTGACAACCCATTTACATGGGTCAGTCGCTATATCACCGTTATAATTCGCTTCTATCTCGGCGTCAACCGGCACGATATTGCTGATTAGGAACTTTCTGTAAGTCTCTGAACTGACAGTTTTGTCCTCTGTACCATTGACCCCGAAATATGGAATTGCTGCGGCATCTCCTATCCCCATGCGACGATTTTGCCCGGGAACTGCGTTCACTATAATGCTGGGATATTCCCGTATCTTGTAATTCCAGCTGTCAAGGACCTGCGGTATATTTATCCTGTTCTGAATGCTGTTGTCGGTATAATATAAATCCTTATCCTTGTTGAATCCGTCTCGGATTTCATTGCAAAGAATATTCGTAACCGCATACGTTAAAAGAAACCTAGAAGGCATCAGTAATACCCTGCCTCTTGATTAAATTTCTTATTGTCAGTATTTCCCGGGGCGACAGCGAACTGACCGTATAGTTGCTTTACCATTTCCTTGGTTACGCCATTCCTGAAATCTATCGTATCCCCATTGTCAAATGACGACCCGACATTGTATATCGGCGCCGTAGGGTCAAGAAGGTCAATGTCAAAACTCTGTAAAATCACCGCCCCTTGCGGAGCAACCGGAGATACCTGCTTAATCTGGTATCTCTGCGTAAACGCTTGAATATAGTCATAGGTTACATAATAGGTGGTCCCGGTGGCAGGCTTGCTTCCGCCTTCCAGCCATATGATTTTATTCCCTGAAATTGTGGCAAGAAATGATTCCAAGGGATATGTCGTTGTATTGTCTATTCCGGTCTGACTTATCGTAAAAACGAAGAATCCAGCATCTGCGCCGGTTCCAGCCACCAACGTAGCGTCCTTTAACCCAGTCCACGCCAAATCATTCTGAATTTTTACGTTCATTCCAGCAACTAATCCGGCGTTCAACGCAAAAAGCTGGACCCCCGTCCCAAGAAAGATAGGTGGCTTCTTGCCCAGCAGTCGCAGAGTTCTGGTATTTACCATTGGCAATGCTCCGGATTCTTGAAGGGTAAGTTCCCCGCCGTTCAATATATAATCCGTGCCTTCGGTATAATCGACTGCCGCAGCGTTCTTTGAGTTGGATATTTTATAAATAGTCATGTCGTTGATGTACCGCAGGATATCGGAATCCGCGGTATAATTTCCCCTTATAACCGGCTCGTCAATTATCCTTAACTGACCGCTCAATGGAAGTGCCATGCGCCGGACAAGAAAATCTCTTTCTTTAAGCATCGGGAAATTCAATGTCCATGGGGTCGCTATTTCCTGCATTTTCAATCCTAACTCGGAGATGATTTTTGTCTTGGGTACCTGCGGAAACTGCACGAGCACTTTGCCCATGTAATCGTATCCGCCGACATATTTTGTTCCGTGGCAGACGGGACAGGAACTCACCGCGGACTGCCTGTTCAGGTCAACGCAGGAACACATTTCACCGGACTGTTTCTGCCTATAAAATAGCACTTGCTCGCCAAATGCTTTCAGCCCAAGGAACAGCCTGTTCTTTACTTGGTCGTATATGAGGTCGTCCTCAACGGCTTCGTCCGGCTCGTGGCGATACCTTTCAATAGGATTAGGAAACTTACTGGCTTCCATATCCGTAATCCCAGCCGGCAATGAAAATGGTGTCTCAATAAATGGTTTATTTATAAGAGGCATCTCTCCCCCAATATCACCTAACCCTGTACTGCCTTGGAGCGTAAGTCCTGATTTTAAACGGTAAATCACTGGTCAATATTCCGCCAGGCGATACAGCGAACATCACCGAAGCCAATTTCGCCTTGTGCAATCTTTCATTATAAGCCGTGCGCTCGGCAGTGGATACAGCGAGATACTTCTGTGACCGGTCAATGCCCACTGATACTCCGCCGAATGCAAACTGGAATTCTTTCGCTACTTCCAGACCAGCCCTGCTTGAAAGAGCCTCAATTTTTGCCCTTATAAGAACCAGACTTCTCCATCCAGGAGGTAAAGTTTCCAATGTATATCTTGACGTCGGTGGTTCCGTGTTAACATCATCAACTCCCACGTTGATATATTCAATCAGCTGCTCGTCAGTCCACCGTTTCATGCGCGGGTCAGCCGGAATGTCCATTAAGTAGGATTCCCTCAACCTCGCAATCAAATCCTCAAATGCCAGCGAATAATTTGAGGCGATATTTGATATACCGCTTTCTGATGGAGTCGCCCCGCTTTTATGCGTGGTTACGTAATAACTCACGTAATTAACGCTTCCCATTGACGATTCATCAAGGTATTGGGTTATAAGGTCATCAACTTCCGCCAGTTTTATGTCATTGCGGTATATGAAATACTTGTCAAACGGGTCGCTGCCGACAGGGGCAGTCCAAACCAACTTTACCTGCAAAGTATTCTTGTTAGTTGACTTATTCTGATAAGAGCCGGTTACGCTATTCGGCGGAAGCAGAGGCATCTTTTTCTCCTGCCTTGAAACTTTCTTTTAACTTGGACTTAAACAAATTCTCACGAGTCAGATACCCCACCGTAAGACACGTAAGAAGTATTTCCTGCAATTTCGCATAGACCACCGGTCTCAATTCCATTCCGATGATATCCGCAAACGTATTAATGTACGTGCCGGTGTATTGTAGGAATGCATCACGAATACCCGGTTCCTTGGAAAGAAAATCCCTAACCCGAATGAAGTCAATAGGAAATTCCTGGAAAATCTTGACGATTTCCTGTTCACTGATAGGTTCAGGATTGACAAAACTTAACGGTTTAAGTTGTTCCATATTACCTTTTGTTCGTAAAAAGCGTTAATACAACGGTAAACACCGCCGATACACCCGTAGCCACCACAGCCGCTACAATGCTGGCTTCTTTTTTCAGGCTGTTGAGAGTGTATATTATACCGCCCTCGCCCATTTTCTCCTGGTTGCCGTAAAGAACTTTTTCGTGTTTATCAACGCATTCTTTTACTTCTTTGATTTCAGCGATATCACTGCTCATCTGCAAAAGAGTCTTGTTGATAGAGAATACCTGCTGGAGTATTATCTTGTCAGTCTTTTGCTTATCGGTTGTGTTTTCAGAATTATCCCGTTCCAGTTCTTCGCCCGGCATTATACTCTCCGATACCTCTCATCAGTAAATTTTATTTTACTGGATTACGCTTTCGCCAGTTGCTTTTGCTACGCTGAACGGCTGAAATTCCCAGCTGTCTATGCTTGTGATATCGTTATTGTCGTCATCAACCGAACCTTCAATCAGCTGACCTTCGTTCACCCATCCACGCAAAGTCATGTACTGGACTTTCGCCGCTTTTCTTACTTCCGGCAGCGTCTCCGGATTCGTCAATATATCTTCCAGACGAGAAAGCAATGTGCAGTCGCTGATTTCAACTATCGAATCGCGGACCTTTGCCTCTCTTATTTTCGTTTGGAGTTCCGATTGAATCTGTGATGCGTTCTTTGGCTTTACTTCCACTGTTTCAGTTTCCACCGCTTCGGAAGCAGGCTGCGCGGGATTTGCAGGAACAACATTAGAGTCCTGCGGCGACGTTACCTCTTCCAGTATCTGGTGATGGATGAAATTGTATATCTCCTGCGTCGCATCGGCTAACTGCGCCTTGCGGAACATCATGCGGAGATTGACTGTCTCGCCAGGACCAATCTCTATACCGTTCAGGGTAGAAAGAACAGCCTTGGAATTCTTGGTCTTGTTGCGTACCACTGCGTAAATCTTGTCATCATTAAATTCATTCATTGGATTGTCTCCTTCAATTTTATCTTTGTTGGTTTGAATTTCGCAAAAAGGCTTGGGAAGGGGCATTACCGCCCCCTCCCAACCTTAATATCCGTTCAATAAAAAATACCAAAAAAATTAGAATGGTATGAACGGAGTCTTGCCCGTAACCGTGATTTTGCTGGTAGCTCTGGGGTTGACTACTGCTACGCCGAGTTCTTCGTAAATGACCCAGCCCAGTCTCAGCCTTTCCGGTTTGTCCGCAGGGATTACGTTTACGTCCTGCCTGATTGGTACTACGCCGGTGAACTCTGGTTCAGCTATTACCCAGATTGTGCCTCTCGGCACTACCTTGGATACGAGAATATCCAGTGTCCATAGATGACCTACCAGACCAGTCTGCAGAACTTCGCGCTGTGTAACAGGGTCAAATTGGTCTCTCCCGAATTTCATGATATCCGCAAATTCCGAATAGTTCATCACGAACTTCGCTGGAATGAGGTCCCATTTCCCTATTTCAGCCAGACCCGCAACCATGGCGTCCCTTGTAAGAGATGCGCCGGAAACAGTTGATGGATTGAGAATGGTTGAAGAGCGGTCAACGGCGTTGAAAATGTTTCTGTCTTCCTCCGCCATCAGGTCAAGTTTCGCTCTCTGCTGCGCCCTGTCAATGAGATTGTAACGTCTTTCTTTGACCTGGCTGAAACGAACTTGGGGATAAGAAATGATTTCCCATGTTCCCACGGTAATCCTTTCTCCTTCCACAATCGTATCAGGAGCCTGACCTCTTTTACCCACGACTACGACCGGGATTTTTACGTCCTTGTCATAGACCGGGAGCGCGCCTTGCGGCAGCGGGTCACAATTTGTTACTCATTATTTTTCAATAATGGGTGTGGTCATTTCTGCCACACTCTGTATATCGCTATACAGTTCGGACTTTATCTTCGAGCCGGGCATAAAGTCTCTGAGGATTTGATGCTCTCCTATCTTATATAGCATTGTTTGACGAATATATGGACGAATAAGATTTGTTAATTTCTTGCTTTCTTCAACTGAAAAATGGATATACATATAAGACCTTCCATCTTTCCTATTATGTGTATGAAGTGAACACTCAATATTCCACTTGTTCTTGAAATATTGTCTTATAAGCATATTCTCTTCATAGCTGAAAGCACAAGTAAATATTCTCATTGTTTTTTTGAGAATATCACGAGAACCGTCGTCCATAAACCACACCGCTATACTCAAAGGAGATAACATTTGAAGAATCTTGTCTGAAACAATCTTTATTCCATCCTCGTAAAACATATTGTATAGATTGGTAAATTCATCATGTACGGAGGTGGTAATGCTAACACCTCTCCATTTACCGTTTTTAACACATAATGAATTACAGAATGGATTTAACGCTTCAAATTTCCATTTCAGGTAATCAAATTGTTTCATACAATGAGATTCAATAAATCTTGCTTTCATCACTTTCCTTCCATGTAAAGCAAGACATCCATCTCCCATCATAGAACCAATGATTATCTGTTTCTGTGTTTCAGATAGGGTTAAATTCCTCAAACGCCACGATTTTCGTTGAATCGGTATAATGGAAATGTTATATTTGTGAATATAACGAAGTATTGACTCTTTATTAGAATTCAACATAGACGCAATTTTCTTTGCGCTATACTGCTTTTCACAATAAAGATGAATCAACACTTCTTTTTCAATAACATTCCTTTTTCCCATAGTTAATTCAACGGAAACCACACACCATCTTTCCTGCTGATTGACTCCACCATAAAATTTTCACCGTAACCAACGGTATTTATGGATACAGAGTCTTTCCAGCAAATAGCCTGATTACGTGGCTGACATTCAACCACGAGCAGTTTCCTGCCGATACCCTGATAGTCCAGTGTAAGCCTTATCGGGTTAGCCATAGAACTGGCAAGAGCAATACGCCCTTCTTCCGTCTGGAGCGCCTGTTCAATAAGAAACTCCTTTTGTTCAGGTGTGAGTGCTTGGTTTTCCATTTGTATTTTCACCTCCTTTTTTTGTTGGATAACAACGAACATTAAGGGAGACATTTGACTGTCTCCCATGAATCTTCGCTGGCTACTCAGAAACAACATCAGTGATGTTGTCAATCTGCCACCTAAAACCAAGCAAAATACCGCTGGCAAGGTTCGGCACCTGAATTACGTGTCCGACGCACTTTCCATTGGCAGCTGCTTTCCCCAGGCTATTGGTCAGTTTTCCTTTATGGGTTCCCGACTCAATAACAAAGAGTTCCTGCCCGATTACGTATACTCCGCCCATCGGACTGGCGTCAAAGATGTCCGTGAAGTAGTCGCCGAAAAAAGAGTAATAAGTTGCCTTACCGCTCTTGAGTGTATCCACGTATGAGTCTGCAAAGATACCCTCTGGTTGAGTCCCGTCAGAAATCGTTACTGCGACGGTCCCATCGACTTCTGCCTTCAACTGGGCAATCATTCCAGCCGCAAATCCTATCGTCTGTTCACCGTAAGGTTTCTGCAAACCCAAGTTGCTGGCGCCCAGAAGTTCCGGACTTACTGCTCCGACTTCGGTGTCAATCTCGGAATGGACTTTCTTGTCTCCGATTGGCACTCCCTCGTAAAATCCCTGTGTTCTTAACATTTGTTTTTCACCTCCCCCCCCTGTGGATTCCAGGGAAGGTATCTTCCTTGGCAACCAAGGAATACTACGATACCTACCCTGTATTACTATTAAAAGTATAGTAAAGTTTCAATTGGCTGTGAAGTCCCCCCGCAATTATTGCCGGACAGGGGGTTTCTTCCACAACGCTTCAAGTTTCTCTCTCATTTCCGCAACGGGGCTTACCGTCCCGCTGCCCGTTATCTGTATCGGAATGTCAAGAGTTACTGTTTCGCCGCGGCTGGCATTCTTGACCATATTGATTTTTTCGTCAATGGTTGTCGCTTTTTTCACTGTCGGGGCTTTCAGTATCGTACTTGCAAAAGTCTGGTACCCGGAATCGTCCATCATCATCACACCGTCAACTACGGAGTCAAAATCTTTCTGGTCAACAAGACCTTTTTCAACCGCAACCCTTATCAGTTGCAGTGCTTTTTCAGCCTTCGCATGCAGAATTTGGTTTTCCTGCATTTCGGTGTTTTCCTTTGTGAGTACCGAAGTCTGTTTTTCAAGTTCTCCGACTTTCGTCTGCAACGTGCTGATTTGAAGGTCGGATTTCTTTTTCAGGTCTTTGAACAGTTCCTGCACATAAGACGCGGGGTAAATTTTCCTGTAATACGCCTTTGGGTCTTCGCCTTTTCCTTTCTTGGCGCTGATTTTAATCATTGACCCTATGCCGAGTTTCTCTCCGGTTGCAACGAGACCATCGTTCAGTACCGCGGAAAGAAGCTTCTGACCGTATTCCTGCGAACTTACCCAGTCAAACGCTTCCACTGCCTTGTCCTTGTAAAGGTCTTCCACTGTCGCCCTTACAACCAGTTCTTCCCCGCGGTACACTGACCAGAAGGAATTTTTCTTGTCAACCGAAGCCTCTTTCTTTTCGGTGCGAAGTTTTCTCTTGGCTTCCTCATATTCTGGAGTACCAATTTGAGGATATTTCTTATTAAATTCTGCCATCTCTCCTTCTTGTTCTGGGGATAATTTTTGGTGCTTACCTAACTGTTCGGGGTGTTTCTCTGCTTCTTCCGCTGCCGCCCTCGCTGCTTCTGCCGATGACGCTGGCTCACCGAGTTTCGTGAACACCGCTTTCCATCCCATTGTTTTCCGCAGTTTCTTTATCTCGTTCCATTTCTGGTCGGGCATAAGGCTGGGGTCTTTTTTGACTTCCTCAACCAACTGCTCTTCTTCCTCTGCGGTTTTGGGCATCATGCCTACCCATGACATCATCTTGGGTGGCATTGACGGTATTTCTCCCTCTCCGCCCATCATCCCGGGTTCTTTCTCCGGCAGACCGCCGGCACCGGGCATGCCTGGCAATTCAGCCGGCAATCCAGGAACTTTTTCTTCCGGTCCCATTGGCGGTTTCATCGGTGGAATTCCGGTTTTCTTTTCCACGCCTTCCAGGTGGCTGTCTATTTCCTCGGACATTTCAGTCGCTGTATCACGGATGCTCTTGAGCAGGTCAAGGGTTTCCTTGCTGACGTCTTTCACTTCTTTTTTCTTGCCCTTGCCTTTCGGACCCTTATCGTCGTCTTTCTTTTCCGGTTTCTCTCCGCCTTCGTCCTTGTCTTTTGGTTCGGGTATCTCTTCCTTTTCCTCCACTTCCTTTTCAACTTCGGCGGCTTCTTTGAGGAATGGAGTCAGCGCAGAACTTATTTCCGCAAGCGTGACCTTTAAGCCCGCGTAAAGTTCGTTGCCTTTCCTTATAATGCTTTCAAACGTTCTTTCTTCCCCTGCAGATGAAAGTTTCTCTATCTGGCTTTCAAGGGTGGATACGTTTGATTCAAGAACCTGAAGGTTCCTTATATCCTCGTCGCTTTCGCCCTTGATTCCTTTCAGCGCTTCCTTGTAAGCCGCTATCTGTTTCTTTGCCTGTTCCTTGTCAATGGCTGCCGTCACAGTCTTTCCTTCTTCGGACCATAGCGTGGTTTTCAGAGGGGATTTTACGCCGGTGTCTTTCGCCCTTTCCGCATGCTCCGACTTTATCGCTTTCTCCGTCGCTTTCGCCATTCCCTCAAAATCCTGGTCCGGCGATTTCTCAACGGGGTATTTTATCTTTATCGGGAAGTTGTTCTCTTTTCTCCATGTGCCGTCTGATTCCGCGAAAACTTCCAGTGAAGCAAGTTTGCCAGCCAAAGACGCTTTCTTGTGGACTACCGGGCGTTCCTGGTCAGGTTCTTTCTTCGCTGCTGCCATGTCCTTGTCTCCCTTGGAGATGGCGTCCTTCGCTTCCTTTTCCCTTATGTCGTTGCCTTTGTCCGGCGAATACCGCAGCTTGCCTTCCGGCATAGCTTCGAGCGGTCTGTCTTCTTTCTCGCCTTTCTTAATGCTTTTCACGCTTTCCTCCGGTGTCTTTCCCGCATCTTCTCCGCCTTTTACAGGGTCAACAAGGGCGCCGTCAACCTTCGCCCTTCTTTGCAGAACTCTCTGACGAATTCTTGCAATAATACTTTCCTTGTTCTCGGCTGGCTGTACAACCTGTTTGTCAGTTAAAACCTCTGACATTTCATCAACAGCCAGTTTCATCTGCTTCGCTCTTGCCACTACTTCTGCAATAGCGTTTTCCGCAGCACTTTTCACGGAAATCTGTTTCTCCACTACTTTTTCCGCTTCACCGTGTTCCTTCGTGCTGGGCATGTTTTTCAGCTCCTGATTAATCTCCTTGTTTGTTTCGGGAGCAGTAACTTTTTCCGTGGCTGTGATAACAGCCGGAACTGATTCGTTATGCGGGTCAAGACTTCTGGCTAATGCCATGAAATCCGTTCCCGGAACTTCTCCGTTTCCGCCAGCCATAGCAGAAATTATCGCTGGGTTGATTACTTTTCCGTCCTGGACGGGCGCTCCGTCCCTTGAAATTGGTTTATTCATTTCTGTATTACCTCCCTCTTTGTCTGTGCCTTCCCTTATATTTGAAGCGTTAATTATTTTGGGATTGTGTTCATCGCCGACAGGCGTTAAATTTTGGTTTTCACCTCCTTTCCCTATCTTTAGGGACATAATATTTTGCAATTCTGCAATCTTTTGATTCACCTGTTCAATTATAGTCTTGTCCATACTTCCCCCTTATAATAAAATCGCCTGACCTATCGCATAGTGAAGTAAATTATTCACTTTGAAATAGTTCGGGTTCTGCATATCCAACTCTTTCATCGCTCCGGTTATATATTCATCAAGCATCATCTTGTTTTTTGCATGGTTGAGATGAGCAATTTTTTCAAGATATTTCGCCTTGGAATCGGCGCCTACTGTTACCCACGAAAGTTCTATGAACTCAACACCACGGTTATCTTCGTACGCCAGTTTCGGCATCCAGTTTGTTTCCGGTCCGCTGTAATGCTGACCTTTCCAGTTCTTTATATGAGAGCAATATTCATATTCATTGTGGGCGACTTTACTGCAAATGGAACAGATGCTATATGTTACTCTGGCACCCATAGAAACGTCTGTAATATATCCCTGGTTGATTCCCCTGACCAGCATCGGGTCTTTCGCCTTATCCACCGCTACAAGCAGTTCTATGCCCTTTACTTTGTGATTTGGCACACTGTCAAGGAGTATGCCCACCGCTTTGACCACCGAGTCATTCTTATGGTCTTTATAATTGCCTTTCCCGATGAACGTGGAATAAACCTGCCTGCCGGTTTTTTCATCAAGCCGGAGAAGTTCAGGCAGGGTAGGGTCATCAGTGCTTCCCCACCGGAACATATCGCCATTAACGTTTGGCACGTCTCCGTGGACCCCGAGAACCCTGAAAAATTCAAATTCACTGTTATATGGAGCGACCTGATGGATATTCAAAGATTTTTTATAACTGCTTAAAACGGAAGCATACCTTTCAGGAACACTGACTTTTTTCGCTTTATTGCCATTCCGTTCAATGAAATAATGGAGATTGGCGTCAGGAGTAAATCCTGCTTCCCTGAAAGACTCTTTGTTTATACAGGCGCCGCCACAAGCACACTTCGGTGTCGGTATTACGGTGCCGTAAAACGAAGCGTATTTAAGAAATCCACCGCTTGACAATGATATTGTTGAATTCATGCTGGCATCCCCTCTTGTCTCGGAAGTTCTGGTGGTGTTGCTGTTTCTACCGGCATTTCCGCTTCCTCTGAAAAGTCCAACGTTTCTTCTTCCCTTGGTACACGCTTCAAAAGACATTTGCAACCAACGTGTGATTTTTCGTATTTCGGTGCGTTGTGTGCCAAGTTTTGAAGCATCTCTTTTATCTTAAAATGCTGTCCATCCAATGCTTTACAAGTCGGACACACACCGCCCATTTCCAACCACTTATTATTATCCTGCCAGGGTTCGTCCTGATATAACCAAGAACATTCCCTGAATCCGTTGTCCAGCCAAGCCTGCAGGACTGTTCCCGATGTATCCTCTGCTACCGCAACGATTGTTATATAATTCATAGTTCATTCTTTGCTTGGCATAATTTTTTCCATATCTGGTCTTGGCAATTTGGGTTTCTCTGGCATTTTCCACGGTTTGCCTTCCAGTTCCGACGATGGTTGAGTGAACGTCATTGGTCGTTCAGGAACTTCTTCTCCCAGATACTTAAACAATTCCATAAAGTTTATATTCCGTGTCCTATCCCACTGGGTAGGATTCTTCAAGACCTCGGTTATCATATCTTCAAAGAACGTACGAAGTTTCTTGTCAAGCGTCGCTTCATCAACCTCAACGCCTTTTTCTTTCAGGTAATTCATAAGATTACCGTACTTACCTACCGGCTTTTCCTGACCCTTCGGTTGAAGTTTCTTGTAATCTATGTTCGGTAAACTTTTCATATCGTCTCCGGTATACCTTCCGCTCCGCCACCACCTGGTCCACCTGGCAGTTCAGGGGCGCCACCTGGACGTTCCGGCGCTTCTATTCCCACCATTCCTTCTCCGCCGCCCATGCCTCCGCCCAGTTCTGGAATAGGTATTTTGCCTTCATCTTTCGTATGTGCAGCCGGGGGCAATTTTTCTTTCTTATCTTCTTCATATTCTTTCTGTACCATCTTTTTCTCTTTCTCGTAGTTAAGACCGATATAATTAAAGAACGTCTGCTTGGACAACACACCTGTTTTCATTAACTCTTTCATCAGCTGCTTCATCTGGGTGTCGTCTTTGAGGTTCATGAACTCAAATTCAATTTCGGGGATTATGTATTCCTCGTCTCCCCACTCGTTTATCCGCTTGAATTCCTGCTGTATGGCAACCGGCTTGAATACGTAGTTCTTAACCCAGTCTTTCAGGATTTGCTGGTTGCGAAGATACCGGTTTACGAGTATCCGCAGGGCAACACTGGCTGTCGCAAAGTTGGGTCCTGAACCGTCAATGATTGTCTTGGAACCAAGCAGTGCCGCCGTAATCTCTTTATCTATCCAGTCGTACTCTCTATCGAGAGGCAAGACTTTGCCGGCAGATGACACGTAATCAAAACTGATTGCGTGATGATAAAAAAACCAGCTGGAAAGGTCATAGTTCAATTCATCAAAAGCGTCCTTTGCAGCCTGTATCGCTTCCGGAGTCGCCGGTATCTGGTCAGTTCCTACCTTGACCACCTTAATCGGCGTTATATGCCGTTCTGCGATGGCTATTTGCGCCCTGCGCAAGATATCCTTGTATATAAGTGGTTTAAACGCCCTGAACATAATCGGCGTGCCTACGGTTTCGTACGGCGACAATTTATACGCGATATGGCTGACCCTGAACTGATTGAGAGGAATTTTCTCTCCACGCGCAATCAAGCTGGCTATCCTGCCGCCCTGCAACTGGGCAAGTTGATTATAAAGTTCTCTCGGCTGCCTTGACTGGACAATGCGTTTCATATTATCATCAGGGTCAAGTTTCAGGACAGGCTCATCTATAAGCATTGATTTCTCTACTTCCACGAAATCAGGATTAAGCAGTACAAACCGCGTCCAGATTCCTTTGTCTCCGTTCCACTCACCAAACGGAAATACATTGCCTATTTTCCAGTATTCAAGGTTGATGTCCAAGAGCAGCTTCTCGCCCCGGAGAACGTCAAAGAACAGGATTTCAAAGAACTTCTTTATCTTTTTATCCTCGCAGGTAATATGACAACTTGTAAGCGGAAACTCACTGTGAAGGTCTATGAGGTTTCCTATTATGCCGTCAGTATTATGAACAATTGCCCCATTAGCAACAAACGAATTATTACCTGCTACGTTGAGGTTATAAACATATCCACTGTAATCAAAAGTTCTTATTTTTTGTATCCTTGAAACCATCCAATCTTTAAACCACCAATGGTGAACATTATTCCTACCCTTATCATCCATTTCCGGTATTCTGCCAATTAGCTGTTGTGCGGCATACGGCGGCACTCTCACTTGCCATGCCTTGTATATTCTCTTTTCCCCCTTGTAATTGCAAGAAGAATTATATGCAAATATCGTTGAATCCATACCGCAAGAAACAAACAATTGTTGCACTTGACTCGCCAAATTTCTTGAAGCAAGATTTATAACTATTTGTCCCGGATTGGTATTCCCCTTTCTCTCTATGTGACCATCTCCATCCACAAATGCTCTTAAAAATGCCATTTTAACATTATCAGGCATGTAAAATATTCTGGAATTCAAGGTTTTTGTCTTTGCTCTTCCATCGCACCAATGTTTAAAATATTTCATTACTTCTTTGTTGTTTATCCTTAACTCAATGCATCCTCTTCCATAGGAATATTCATTGACCTTTTTACCGAATTTTTTGAAACATATATCTTTAACTATGGGTATTAAAGTATCTTTCTCTTTTTCGGCAAAAGAAAATCTCACCGCCTCTCTGTATTTTCCTTCCGATAAACTTCCTTCTGCCGCATAATATCCCAACAATAAAGCCTCGTCTTCAGTTAATATCTCAACGTCATCAAAATCATTGTTATATACTTTTATCTTAGGACTTAAAAGAAAATCCCCTTCTTTTATATTAATAGCTAATTCCCATCGTTGCAATGGTTCTATTGTTGTCTGTTTCCATCTCCATTGGTCAGCCCATTTCGGCAACATATAGAAAGGATGGTTGCGTGTTATAGTAGTTTCCGGTAAACCAACCGCTTTAATTGCTATCATTTTTGTTTTAACTTTTTTCTTAAATACTTCATTTACAATCCCTATAGTTCCATCTTCCGTTATAACTCTTTCTCCAATTTTTACTTTCTCTATTTCTTTCAACGTACCGTCTGCCATCAATACTGTGCTTCCGGGAACAAAACACTTGTAAAAATGCCTCGCCCACTGGTTTATTTCCCTGGTTTTGGTAGGCAGCTGCAAATTGATTTTTTCAAAGAGCGGATGATAGAATTGCGGTGCCTGCCGGACAATCCCCGGCTTCATGGACGCAGCGTTTTTTATCAGCGAATTTAACCGGGACTTGGACATATCAACTATGGAAGATTCCTGCCGCATCTCCTTCCAGTAGTTTTTGACTTCCTTGAACCTGTCGTTTAAGTTCGTTGTGATTATTTCGCCTGGCATTTCCTAACTCCTTATGTTACACTTTGACTTTGAGTGCAATCCTTTATCTTTTACAGCAGCAAATCCTTTCCGCTAACTTCAACCATTTCTATTATCCTTGAAGCCTTCCTTATCTGATTCATTTTCACCTTAATAGCCGTGTTTACACCGGAAGGTTTAACGTAAACTTCATCATATCCTTTAACATCAGACACACTGCCTTCTGTGCCAGCTGGAAATTCTCGCCCCGTATCATCAACGGCTGTTCCCATAAATATTACGTTATCGCCTACATTTACACTGACTTGTCCTGCGGGGTCACCCATTGCTTTCTCCGGATACAATATTGCTTCCTTCTTTATTTTTTTGTCATTTACTGATTTACTTAAAACATTGTAATCAAGATTTGGTTCCATGTTATTTCTCCTGCATGTCGTTAAATTCCCGCCAAGTTTCTGTAGTCTGCTTTTCCTCTAATGGGTCCCTTTCCATTTTCTCGTTTGGCATATTGACTTCAAGCGGTCTCATTACGGGTTTCAGTCTTGGTTTATCCGCAGCAATAATATCAAGCGGTGATTTGCAACTATTACAGGTAGCCACGTGATAATCTTTCTTGGGCGCATGACATCTGCAGGTATGAATATCCCCACAATCGCAAATGAATCTTGCGTGGTGATTACAACCGCAATCGCCAAGTTTATGCATTAAGTATAATTGCTCATTGGCAAAATTTCCGCTTGCCGGACTGCCCACGTCTTCATACTGGTCAGAACCGATTCCTTTGTCCTTGTTCTTTGTTCCATCCATTCCTTCCCACATCATCTCATCGGCGCCGCCCGGTTCGTTTCTATACCTGAACTGATGGCGCTTCCTGACCTCTTGCAGATTTTTTTCATCGTATGGCTTATTGATTTCCACAAGGTCAAGATTGTCCGCGGTAACGACCATCTGGCTGATTACTTTCGCTATTGCTAGTTCAGGGTCAATCTGTTTCAGCCGGTTGATTTGCTTTTGCAGTTTATCAGCGTCTTCGTAGCGTTCCTCTAATATGGCGTCGTCCAGCTGCCTTTTCAGGTTGGGGACGCCTTCCGTTTCGTGGTATTTCCTTTTGAAACTGATTAGCCTGTCAATAACAGGGAGTATTTTTTCTCTCGGCATCTGCATCTCAACCATTGACTGTACTTCTTCGCCGTTTACAACCTCATCAAGCAAATCCTTCAAGTCGTTCTGTTTCTTTCTCAACGACTTCATCTTGCCGTAGTCGTGGGTTTCGGTTGCCTCTATATTTGCCAACTCTTCCAATTCGTCAATATCCTGCAGCAATTTCTCATAAGCACCGGCATGTTCGCTTGTGGGAGCCGTGCGCTGGGGAGCAGGTCTCTGCTGCGTGCGCTCTATCGGTCTGTTTTCAGGCTCATCCGTCGTTTCAAGCGCCTTTTTAAGCATGTTCCAGTCAAGATTCGGTAGTTCTCTCACTGTACGTCTCCTCTGTGAAGCGTACCATGGTACTGCCTGCCAAGTATCTTGTTCAGCCGTTTAATTTGCTCTTGTAATGCTGGAACGTCTTCATAGCGTTCCTCGGCAATCGCTTTCGCCAGTTGTTCTTCCAGGGTAGTGCCTTTCTTTTTCTCTAATTCTTCCTTTTTCTTTTTCTCTGCCGCTTCCTCTGTGTCAATCTGCCTGGTCTGTATCTGCGTATGGACGTCAATGGGTATGGTCAAGGTTATGGGCGTCGGCAAGCCCGCGGCAACGTCAACAATGGATTTCAGGTAATCAATCTCGTATTTCTTGCTATCCGGCAGAAGCAGCTCAATCATCTGGACAAATGCGTCCTGGTAGAGTTGGGCGTCGGGTACATTGGGCATCTGCCTCTTCATTATTTTCTTGAAATTTTCAAGATATGTTTTCAAGTATACAGGGTCCAATGGGTCTCCGCCGAGTGCGCCTTCATCCGGACCTTCCGGTGATTGCTGTGGTAATGCGAATCTGTCCATGCTTGCTCTCCTATGCCAGCGTTCAAGCCACTGTTCTGTTATTGGGTTTTCTCCCAGACTTTTGAACATTGCTTCTGGGTAATAAACATCTTTATATTTTACGGTTTCGTCTCCATTGAATACAATCACGTCAACGTACCAATAATCACCTTGGAACCTGACATTTTCAATTTTTACGCTGACACCTGCCAATCTACCTCCGGCAGAATGCTCGTAATATTCAAATTCCTGAATAGCCTTCTTTACCTTATCCAAATCAGGCATCTATTTCACCTGTGCCAGGCAAAGAGTTCCTTCAAATGACGCTATCTTTTCTGGCGGTACCGGAAGTTTTACCGGTTCTATGCTCTTATCTTTCGGCATAATCTCTTTTGATTTCGGGTAATTATCTTTTGCTTTCTCGTAATCTTCAAGTGCTTTCACTTGGGCTGGTTTCAGGGCGCCGGGTACGCAATCTCCCTTGGCTGTCCTTACCGAGGCAGCCTTCTCGTTCAGGTCCCTGTCCTCTATGGCAACTTCAACTTTATCATTGAAGCCTTCATCGTAAACGTCCATCTGGCTTTTATATTTGTCAAATTCATTATCGGCAAACGCTTTCTGTTCCTCGCTGACCTGTGTGCCGTCTGCTTCCAGTTCCATTGGAGTAATCTCAATCACGTGATGTCCTTCAAACGCTTCGTCAAGCACTACCAGGTCATCTACGTCCCCAGGCTTGCTGTCCTGCGTTTCCATCCAAGTGCCGGTTACGGTTGGGTCAGATTTCAAGTGAACACGGTCATACTTATTGAACCGCACACCTTCTTGGGCGATTCTGATAGAAGCCTTTTTTTCTTCTGATGTTTCTATCGGAGATTTGTCTTTCATCTTTATCTTGACCTTGGCATTGTCATTGACTTCCAGTTTCTCAATGGAAAATTTCGGGTCCTGCGATTCAGCGTCGGCTTTCTTGACCAAGGATTCCTTATCAACTGCGAATATGGTCTTGTCGCCATTACGAATGGCAATCTGTATGCCGGAAAGTTTCTCAATGGCATCTACAACTGCCTCGCCATCTTTCTGGAAGTTCAGTTTGTTATCCTTGAAATATTCAAACATATGCGTGGCAAGGCATAAAGGATTTACTCCCTGTCCGTGCATGGAACAAAGTTTTGAATGACCAATGATTTCATTTGCAATTATTTCAGGATTCCTGTCTTTTGCCTGACCTTTCCTGTGAGCATCAAGCAATGAAAGGCTTCCCATGAACGCTTTCTTCTGTTTCGGAAATACATCACCAATCTGACCCCAGCCCGTTGTATAGACAAGCATATGATGGCTTCTTGGGAAGAAATTATTAATATCTCCTCCGAGCGTGGCAAGGAGACAATTCTTGCATTTATCGCGGTAAGTTTCATGGGATGTATCGGACTCAAACCACACGCAATCGCGGCAGCGGTCTATGTCTATGTAAACCATCAGATTTCTCTTATCCGCTTCCATCTGTTCAAGTTCCTTTGCAACTTTCGGATTCATAGAACCAAGATAAGCCAGAGCAGACCGAACTTGCTTTTGGAGTTCTTTCTCCTGTTTCGCCACGCCGGTAACGATAATGTCAGCCCTATTCCCAAGTTTTATTTTATACTCTCCGTTGGGGCGATACGAAATTATAAGTCCCTCTTTAACTATTTTCCTTTCTCCCCCAGGGACTGACGCAAACTTCATCATCTCGTTTTTGACGTTGAGTTTGCTTACAAGCGTACCGTAAAAATCCTTTTCGTTGTTGTCTTTTTGCTGACTTACGAAATTGATTCTCATTTTTCCTCCATTATGTAGTTGCTATCGGTTCTCCGGGTTCTCCTCCCATAGAAAATTGCTGGGATTCCGGCGTTTGATTTTGATTTATATATTGCAAATCCGTTTTGCTGTAATCCACTTGGTCTTTATTATATTCCTCTATACTCCACCAATCGTGGCGCCTATGAGGAGATTTTTGTCTTTTGCTTTTCGGTAGAACCGATTGACCGGGAAACGATTGCGATTTCTCGCCCATAACTCGTTTCTCGTATACGTTCCGTATTTCCTGTTTAAGTTCTTCCAGTGGTCTATAAAAGAACGACTGTAATTCCTCTATTGTATTGAGAGAATTTTCAGCAGCCAACTTCATAAAAATCTTATAGACCTTACTCTCGGTGGTTATTATGTTCAGTTCCAAGAGGGCAGCCTTGATGACATTCGCTATTTTGAGGTCGTATCTTGATTTTTTGGCGGTCTTATAAAACTCACGATTCGCTGCCAAATCTTCCCGGATTGACACCGATGATACAACCACGTTGCCCTTACGCCCGCTTTCAACAGACCCCAAAGATTTGTAAGTTTCAACCGGCGTCCTCCCCACCCCTATGTTTGTAGGAATTCCGATGTAATGCTCATACACATCGGCAATTCCTTCAATTAGTTCCTCGTCATAAGGAACATAAACAATCAAGTTTGTCAAATTTTCAAAAACCAATTTTCCGCCAACCGCTTGTATGCTGTTCTTTATATCCTCTTGCGTTTCGCCGATTTGCTCTGATACCTGCCTTGCCCGTGCTACATCGTCAGAATCCAAGGCTTCATCTATTGCAGCCTTTGAATCACTGAAATCAACGTTGACGAATACATTGTTTTCCGGCATATTATCCCTGCGGAATATATCTCATAGTTTTTTTACTTATTAACTATTCTGTTTTTTTCAGTATCAAAGGAATTTACGCCGCTGTCGGGTTTCGACTGCCCGGCGAGGCTTCCCGGTAAGCATGTACCTTTCGGGTTGTGGATTACCACGTTGTAAGCGCAGTCCCATAACTTATGCCAGTCGCTTGTCATTGACTTGCTGCCAGGCTTTCCGGCAGGAATGAAATATCCATCATCAACGCATTTTTTGCATATTTTTTTGCCACGTTCCGTTGCCTCGGTTTCCTCTTTTTCGGCAGCAGTTCTCGTGCTTTGGGCTATCTCTGAAATGAACGGGTCAGTATTCACTCCCTGCTCACCGAGGTAATCTATCATTTCAAATTCATCACCGAAGGTCATCTGGTCCTGTGGATTACTTGCGTTCCTAATCTGATGGAGTCTCATATCAACATAGTAAGAATCATTACCCATTTTGATTATAGGAAGTTGCCTTGGCGTAGTGCCTGCTTCTTCGCTTGCTTGTGCTTCTTTCTTTAATATCGGCTTTTCCCCTCTGTCTTTAAGTCCTTGGAATATAGTCTGGGTAGGTGTTTCGGGTTTCTGGGTGACTTCTTCGAGTATCGGGTCGTAACCGCGGCATTCCCTCATGTACGCATACCGATATCCAATACATTGCTTACTGTTGCTCGCCGAGCAAAACGGTTTATCTTTATGGTCAAGAAACGTTAACTTTGCATATCCGGACGGAACAACGAGCGCACGGCAATTCTTGCATATCTCCGGAAAATCCTGGCAGGTAACTGCGTGCTTTTTGAGGCTTAGCATACCAGTAAGTTTTTTCCCGATTGCATATTCCAACTCGTTTTTATTCATGCTTTTTTTTGTCGGTATTCTGAATTTCCAACCGGTTTCATCTTTGATTTCATATCCCGTCATTTCGCCTCCCGCGGAACGCAAATCCCATACAGGAGTGACTTCAAATTTCCGGTTGTAAACGGTCAATACTTCACCTGTCTTAACCAACCTGTTTCCTGACGAAGCAAATTCCGGCAATGCTTCCGGTTTCTTTGTCAGCACGCCTTCCTCTGGTCCGCCTGCCGGCGGCATTGGCATCTCTCCGGCAGGTGGCATTCCTTGTTCTGGCTGTTGTATTTCGGGGGATTTTACTTGCGTCCTTCTGGATTTGGCGAGTTCCTGATATTGTTTAATTTGTGTAGTCAACACGTTTACTTCACCCATATCAACACCTGTCGCTGGCTCTTTTCCTTCAACTATGTTTCTTTCAAAACGTTCAGCAACCATCTGCCATGCTTTTTTGTATTGGTCGGTCAAGTTATTCAGTTCCGTGAATTCAGACGGTTCTAACCATTTTTCCATATCGTATGTCGGGTCAGAAAGTGGCTGTGGTATAGTAGGCGTATCATCTTGCGCGGTAACAACCATATGGGTTCCGTCTATGTAAGAAACAACGGTGGCTTCCTGCGGTTGCGCTGCCTGTTCCTCTTCCTTTTCCTTCTTGGCTTCCTCTCTTTCCTGCTTTCTTTCCGATTTCATCGCCCTTGAAAGTTCCCTGTCCAGCCGGTCAATTTCTTTTTCCCATTTCCTCTTGGCTTTTTCGTACCGGTCTTTCTCGCCATCGGTGAGTCCTTTTTCCTGCAACCGCTCAATATTGTAAGCCCTGCTGTCCCTTGCGTGTTCTATGTTACTCTTGATAGCGTCAATGGAAGCTGCCTCAACCACGTGTCCGGCGCCATTCATTGCCTCGTTTATCATTTCATCGTAGTATGCCGGATTTTCTTTCAGGTGGTCGGTAGCTATC